AATCAATAAAAATACAGGTAAGCATGAGCTTGTATACTTTACTGATATACAAAGTGCAGGATGTGAAAATCATAATGAGGAAGATGGTGCACTGTATCTTTATGAGAGAACAATCATAAAATTATTTAATGGGGCTGAATACTATATCGATATTCATGCTCATTTTATTATTCAAGTGTGGCAACATTTAACTAACCCTAGATTTTATTCAGGTGTAAGCATTATTGACCCATTTAGTAAGCCATTGAAAATAACTTATCATAATGATTTAGAAATTATGGCCTATTCGGACTTTATAGAGTTTGCTAAAGAGGTATCTGATGATGAGGGGCCTGCGTGTACTTACAGGATTGTTATGAGTGATGAGGATATGATGTATGTTTACTAATTATGAATGTGAATTAATTGATTCTATGGGCTCTGATTTAACAGTGGTTAACGCTGCTAGAGTTAGCTTTTCTGCTCATAAAAAACCTAATCAGGGTAAATATACTGTTTCCTCTGAGTTTAACAGTAAAGATGAGAAGCTTATTGGATACTTAGCTGATAATTGGCACACAAGCCCCTTTGAGCACTGCACTATAACATTTAGAATTAAGTGCCCTTTATTTATTGCTCGTCAAATTATGAGACACAGAACATTTAGTTATAATGAAATCAGCAGGCGCTATACTTCCAAAGATATAGAGTTTTGGATGCCAGAGCAGATAAGATTGCAATCTGAGCATAATCTCCAATGCTCAGCGGGCGTACTGCACAAAGAAAAGAGCACAGAGGTATTAGAAACATATAAGCAATTTATAGAGGATGCCTATGCACTTTACGAGCAATTAATAGAGGTGGGGATTGCTAGAGAGCAAGCTAGGGCAGTATTGCCTCAAAGTATGCATACCTCTTTTTACATGACCGGTAATTTATTAAACTGGGTAAAGTTTATAAATCTAAGAGATCATAAAGATGCACAGCCCGAGGTGAGAATAATAGCAAAGAGTATAGTGAAAAAGCTGATTCGTTTATATCCTGTTTCAATGAGCGCTTTTGATATTGAATGGCCGTCTGAATGAACACTGATAAAAAAGATGCCATCCAAATGGCTATTAAACTAAAACGTAAGGGCCTGCTTAATAAGCATGTGGTTAATGAGCTTGCTGCCTTGGGTTATCGTAATCCTTATACTAAAAAGCCATGGTCTAAAAGCTTAGTCGATAAGCACATTAGAGATATTAAGCCTGATGTAGATATGGATGCAATAGCAGAGGCTAAGGCTATTGAGTATAGAATTAAGGGCCATAAACTAAAAGAGGTGGCTCAATTATTAAAGCAAGATGGATTTATTAACATTAAAACTAGCAAGCCTTATGGCATGCACAGGGTTAATCAGTGGCTTGGTGGGATTGAGCCAAAGCATTTAACCGAGGCTAAGGCTAAGGCTGAAGAGTTAGCAGATGGTAAGAATTATCCTACTGCTATTAGTAAGAAGCTTGCAGAGCTTGGGTATATTAATAAGCACACAGGCAAGCCTTACTCTAAATCAGCTATTGAAAATTGGCTTTATGCGTGGGGTTAACTGATATGAATAAGGAAATTAAAGAACCAAGCAACGCGCACGCAATAGAGATACTAGCTAAGCTAAGGCGCAAGCTTATAGATAATCATGGCCCAGACCTAGCCACAGAGTCTGCCGAGCTTTATAATCATATAGAGAAAACACTGTTATCAGCACTGAGAGAACATTATGAGCAAAAAGAGCAACGCAGGGCGCAAGTCTAAAAAAACACCTGAGAGAGTAGAGAGATTGCTAGATAATCTGAGGCAAGGCATGAGCCAAGCTAGTGCCATCACTCAAGCAGGTATTGCTAAAACCACATTTTACACATGGCTAAAAGAAGATGAGCAATTTAAGACCGAGGTAGAGACTGCTGAGGACTTTGCAGAAGCTGTGCAGATAGCTCAGATAAAAGCACTTGGTGAGGCTAAGATGGACTGGCGTGCTTATGCTTGGTTACTCGAGAGAAGATTCCCCGATAGGTGGTCTGCTAAGCGAGAAACTGAGGTAACAATTAATCAATCCAATGGGCAGGCTGAGGTACTAAGCATGATACAGCAGGCCATGGGTAATACTGATGATGAGGACTAAATGCAGATTCAACTCAATAAACTGCAAAGGTCTATTATCAACAAGATAATTAATCAAGACGAGGTTATCTCAGCTAGATGTGGGTGGGGCTCTGGCAAAACATCTGCCTTAGTGTTTAGCCTGCTCACTGTTAGCAAGTGGCGTGCAGGGTGTAGCTCTCTGCTCATCACAGACACAACACCGAGATATAACTCAGTGCTCATGCCCGAGATTGCCAAATGGTTAGAGCCTCTAGGGTGGGTATATAATCACACTCTTAGGCTGTGGACTGATACACATACAGGCTCTACTGTGTGGTGCAGATCGTATTTTAGGCCTGGCACTCGTGAGGCTACCCATAACCCTTTAGAGGGTTTAAATATAACTAGTGGTGTGTGCCTTATAGACGAATGTCAAACATTAACAGCAGAGGTAGCACATAAAGCCTTAGGGCGTTTAAGAGCAGGCCCAAGCCCAATAATGATCTTGGTGGGCTTACCTGTGGCAGATGCTTGGTGGTGCAATATGGCTGAGGAGGCAGGCTATCAGCCCTTGCTTTTTACTAGCTATGTTAATCAAGCCAATCTCTCAGAGGCTTGGTTTGAGGCTACCAAGATGCTGCCTGAGGCAGAGCGCGAGGCTATGGTGATGAACAAGCCTGCACCTCCAACAGGTTTAATCTATAATGAGTTTACTCATAACCACATAATCGAGGGGTGGCAGTATAAAGAGAGCATGACAGGGCGTATAGCCATAGACTGGGGATTTAGAAAACCATCAGTATTAATTATGGCTTATGATGATGAATTGCAGGCCTCTGTTATCTGCCATGAGATTAACCCTGCTGAGGTGACCACTGCACAGCTAGCTGAAATGATTCTTAAGGTGGCATGGCCTCGATCACTCAAAGCCCAAGCTAATGGGCCTAAGATCTGGTTAGATGATGGAGTAGCTGACAAGGCAGGCAAGGCACGTAATGACCAAACCGGCCAAAGTGCTTTTAGAGCAATGCGCAAGCCTCCTGCTCAAGGTGGCCTAGGCATGCATCTGCGCAATACATCAGACCCTATCAGAGTAGATATACTTAATGGCATCCAACGCCTCAAGCGTGCTTTTGATTCTAAAAAGTATCTCATCACTAAAGAGGTGTGGGATTTAGGAGAGAGAGCCCGAGGCAATAGCTTAAGAAAAGCTCTGCTTAGTTACTCATGGGATAATAAAGAGCAGCCTAAAAAAGATGGGCGTGAAGACCCTTTAGACGCGCTTAGATATGATTGCATTATGTTTAACTGGCATGATTCAATAGTAGACTCAAGACAATATACATCTAGAGCTAGAGGCGCAGGTAATATAAATAATAAGCGTAAGGTGAGGATAGGTAGAGCAAGCAAGCAAAGTTTTTAAGGGGCGTGATGTGGAATACACAGAGAGATACTTAGCCATAGTTTTACTTGATCTTATTGGCTCTACTGCATTTATCCAAAGGGTAGGAGCTATGCAGGGCGCAAGGTGGTTACAGTACCATGATAAGCTAGCTAGATCTTTAGTGTATAAGTTTGATGGCAGAGAGATTGATAGGAGTGATGGCTTTTTACTTAGCTTTGAGAGGCCCATTGATGCAGTTAACTTTGCTCTACATTATCAGCAAAGCATCCCAGCTAAAACAAAGTTAGGCGCTCGAATTGGTGTGCATTGGGGCAAAGTTGTGGAGGTTAAACAAGATGAGTTACATACTTTAGTTGGTGCTAAATCAATAGAGCTCGAGGGCATTGCTAAAAACATCTGTGCACGCACCATGAGCTTATGCCAAGCTGGGCAGGTGCTGTTAACTGTGGAGGCTATGCTTGCAGTTAAAAGACGCACTAACACATTTACACCTAAAAATACACGATATGCATTGGCAGGCGAGTATAGATTTAAGGGCGTTAAAAAGCCTCAGCTTATTTACACAGTGGGTGCTACCATTGAAAGCTTACAGCCTCCACCATCATCTGAGAAAGCAAAAAAGGTGGCAGGCCCCAGGAAGATTAAAAGCAGGATGAGAGATAGAAAGCTTAAGGAGTGGCTTGCATGGGTTATGTATCGTTTAGCCTTTGGCCTCTGCCTGTGGTTTTGCTTCGTGGCTTTTCCCATATTGAGTAATAAACATTCACGCCTTATGATGGGTCTTGATGATTACTTTTATTGGCTTGATAATATCATGCTCTGGATAACAAGATTAATGAGGCTGCTAAATGGCTGAGCAAAAAAAGCAAACTGCTAAAGAGATAACTAGGGATGAAAAGGCGCGTAGAGGATGGTGGTTTAGCGTGGTGTTTCTACTAATAGTGGTAGGCCTTATCCTGTTTTTAACCTATGTAAAAATAGTAGATGAGAATAGGGATGTATTGGTAGGCATCTTGGGTATGGTCACAGGCTCGATAAGTAGCATGATGGCTATAGCCTCAGGGCGTGACCCATCAGAGGTAGAGGAGTTAAAAGATAAGCTTGCCTCAGCCAATGCAGACAGAGAGGCGCTTATAGCTCGCTTGAGAGATGCACAGATACAGATGCAGATGAAGCATGATCAATTATTCGAGCTACAGACAGCAATCATTAACAAGCTGAGTATGTTTAGTGATAAGCCACCAATCACACAACATACAGAGGATGATGTAGTATTGCACCCTGATGTTAAGCGGTGGACTTAAAACAAAAAGCCCCACACCTCAAAAATCACAAAAAGGTGCAGGGCTGTTTGTTCAACTCTGGCACCCTAAACTATTTAGCGAGTTAATAAAAGCTTAACCATCTTGCTTAGCCTTATGTGTTCTAGACTCTGTTAATGAGTTAAACTAAACAAGATGGTTAAACAAGGCTTAGCACCCTTAGTAAAACACTAAGCCCTATTAGTCAGACAGTTGATCATGTTAACAGTGTTAACAAGGTAAAGCAAGCAAAAAAATAGATATATTGCTAAATAATTAAATTGTGCTTATAATGCATCTAGAGCCCATTAATCTACATAGGGGTACTATGAGCACAGCAGATAGAAACCCAAAGCATATGCGCGCCTTAGCCCCACAGTTTAGGACTAAGGGCATTACAGGCACACAGCTTAACGGTGGTGCCATAGCAGGTAAAGAGCAAAACCCTAGACTTACTGGCCTAAATTGGGTGCAGGAAGCTGAGGAAATGCTTAGGACAGACCCCATAGTTAGGCGTTCATGGCACATGTTAAGGCAGACTTTGTTAAGTGCCTCATGGCGTTTCGAGTCAGGCATCGAGGGTGATGCAGTAGCTGATGAGCTAGCACGTTTTGCAAATGAGGCCTATGGCTTTGATGGTTACAGTGGGCAGATGAGCTTAAGCTTTGAGGATCAGCTTGCTTACCTATTTGAGTTTGTGCCATTGGGTTACAGGTATGCAGAGGAAATATACAAAGTGGGCCCAGACAGTAAAGGGCGCATTAAAGTCTGGCTAGATCAGTATGCAGATAGAGAACCATCAGCGCATAATAAATGGCTAAGTAGAGACTCACAGCAGTTAGATGGTGTTATACAGAACATAGTAGGCACCACATACACACCCGAGCCCATACCTGCTAACAAGCTTCTCTTGCTTACACTGAACAAAACAGGCAGTAACTTTGAGGGCGTTGGTATGCTGCGCCCTGTATGGTGGTGGTGGCGTACCAAGCAGAGAGCAAGTAATCTAATGTGTGTGGGGCTTGATAGGTGGGCTGTGCCTACGCCTAAAGTAGTGGTCGATAGATCACAGGCAGAAATGCAAGGCCTCACTGATGCAGATGTTAATGCTATGATAGATGAGGCAGAGGGCCAAGCCCAAGCCTTTTTAGCTACTGAGCAAAGCTATCTAGTAGAGAATAGTGTAGTTAAGTTTGAGAGCTACGCAGAACAGCCTAACCTATATGCACAAGGCCCACTTGACATTATCACTAAGTGCAATGCTGAGATTAGTGCAAGCTTTCTTACTCAGTTTGCAGATCTTGGTAATACTGAAACAGGTGCAAGGTCAGTAGGTGAGATACATCTAAGCATATTTAGACGTGCTGCCATTAATCTCTGTGATATTGTGGCCTCTGCTATCAGTGGAATAGATAGACGAGGTGGGGGCACCATTGGCAGATTGATCAGATGGAATTATGGCGCAGTGGATGCATCTAAACTACCTAAGCTCACTCACACTGGGCTTGATACTGATGATCTTGCAGAGAGCATGGGCATGCTTCCACAGCTAGTACAAGCAGGCATCTTAACACCTGATGATGAGCTTGAGCGTGCTATTAGAGAAAGACTAGGCGCAGGTGACTTGCCAGAGGAAGCAAGTAGATCAGCCATTGAGCGTACCTCTACAAGTAAAGGACTAAGTGCTTTTACTGAGCAGTTAATGAGGAGTAAGCGCAATGGCTAAAACACAAGCCCAAACACCTGCACCTAAAAAAGATCAGATCAAGGGTTCATCTAAAAACCCTAAAGGCTCTGCATCAGGTGCAAGAGGTGGCATAGACATTAGCAAGCAAGCTGAGACAGCTATTAAAAACTTACTCGACAAGCATAATGATAGATATAATGCCAAGAGTAAGCAGGTGGATATGGGCATGCTTAAAGCTGTGTTTAGGCGTGGTGCAGGTGCTTTCTCTGTATCTCACAGGCCTGGCATGACTCGCACCCAATGGGCCTTAGCTAGAGTTAAAACCTTTTTAAAGCTAGTGGGCACAGGTGAGAGAAAAGAAGCTTATAACACTGATTTAGACTTATTACCCAAAGGGCACCCACAAAGGGTAGAGAAGCAAGCTGAGCTTTTAGCACCTGCTAAATACTCGCATATAGATTTTAAGCCTCCAAAGGGTGCACAGCAAGCTGCTAAACGTGCCCTTGAGGTGAGAGCCACTAAACCACCATCACAAAGAGGGATGACAGCCACAGGCATTGCTAGGGCTCGTGATTTAGCCAATGGCAAAACATTAAGCCCAGACACTGTTAAGCGTATGCTTGCCTATTTCACTCGCCATGAGATTGATAAAAAAGGTTCCACGTGGAACATGCAGGGCAAAGGGTGGCAAGCTTGGCAGGGATGGGGCGGTGATGCAGGTTACTCATGGTCTAAGAAAGTAGTTAAACAGATGAAAACAGCAGATGATAAAACCACTGCACTTAGAGCTTATGGTGAGGCTGTGCAGTTAGCAGAGCCTGCACCCACTTATGAGGTGCCCGAGGGTTTAACTATTGGTAAGCCCTTTAAGACCCTTGCTCTAGGTCAAGTTAGCTCTAGACTTAATGGCTCTGCTATTGGTCAAGAGATTGATACAGATATGCTCTCCGAAATGGTGAGAGTTTTTAAATCAAGGCGAGAAGCAGACCCAGTTATTATTGATTGGCAGCATGCTACTAGCCCATTTAATGGAGGCACGCCTGCGCCTCCTGAGTCAGGTAATGCGCTAGGTCTTATAGTAGATGTAGAGCTTAGATCTGATGGCCTCTATGCAGTGCCTGCTTATAATGAGCGTGGCCTAGAGGTAGTAAAAAATGCAGGTGGTGTGCTGTGGTCAAGCCCTGAGTTTATTGCAGGTGATGTATATACTCGAGATGGTGGCAAGCCTATTGGCACAGCACAATTATTAGCAATCACACTAACCCCACGCCCTGCGCAATCTAATGACAAGATTAGTAGGGTTACACTTTCAGAGAGGATATCTATGATTGATAATCTAGAGTCTATGTCTGCTGATGAGTTGCGCTCTATGCTTGTCGCTAAAGATGAGATGGTGCGTGAGCTTGAGGACAAAATCAAGGAAATGAAAGCTGACTCTGAGGCTAAGCTTACTGAAGAAAAGCCAGAGGATGAAGCTGAGAAGATGGCAGAATCTAAAGAGGATGAAGCTGAGAAGATGGCTGAGTCTAAAGATGAGGATGAGGCTAAGAAGATGGCTGAGTCTAAAGATGATGAGAAAAAGAGCTATGCTATGAATGAGGGCAATGCTTTACTACTCTCAGAAATCACTGCTTTACGTGAAACAGTTAACGCCCTTAAAGCTGAAAAAGAAGCTGTAGAGATGCGTGAGGCTGTTAGCACTTTGTTACGAGAGGGGCGCATTAGTCCTGATGAGCAAAATGTAGCTAATGATGCTTGGAAACTCCGAGAGACACAGCCATCTTTCTGGCAGATGTTTAGTGAGCGCCCTGCTAACAGTGCTGTACCTCTTAATCAAGTGGGCCATGGTGCAAGTGGTGAGGAAATCACTAAAGGCACTTTAGATGCAGAGATTAAAAAACTGCAAACTGAGAAAAGCATTAGCTACTCAGAGGCATTAAATCAATTTAGAACACAAAACCCAGACTATTATAAGCAAGCTTACGGAGTATAACGATGAGCAATCCTAACATTATGAGCTTTGTTGCTGATGGCGCTATTACTGAATACGCTATCGTTTCCATGACAGATGCAGGAAAAGTATCTG